GAGGCACGAGCTTGTTCTAACTCCCACGCTCCATCTTGTTCTACCTTTTTTGTTTGTGCCTCTATTTTTGCAACGGCAAGTTTTTGTTTGGCTTGTGCCTTCTCAGCGCGGTTCTTCATCCAAGTTCCGGCGAGATTGGTCACAGGCCCGATTAATGCGTTCAGCATTTTTTATCCTCCTCGTGGCAGGGGCATTTGCAGGTTTCCCTGTTACAAGGAGCTTCTGAACATTTAAAACAAATCAACATTGTTATTCTTCCTCTGCGTATAAGTTGTCAAATATCCTGTTTACATCTAGCGTGTAGTCTAGATCACTTTTAGAATAGTGTATGTGTGCTGATGGTTTGAAGTCTGGTGCGCCAGTGCCTGTCTCGAACCAAGCAGGGTGTGTTACTCTTACTCTGTTGTTTGGCAGTGCAACAATGTTGCCTGTCCACTCTCCGGCATCCAACAAGTGTAACACATGGCTTTGTTTATGTTGGGCTGGATCGTCTGCTATTTCACTTTCTGTGTAGTCCACAGTAAAGAGATACTTTGCAGGAAACATCTCTCCGTCTATCTTAGCGTACCACGGGCAGGGTGTCGCTCTGTCCAACACGTATACAGCATGATGGTGAGAAGAACAGTCCCACGGCTGGGCATCATGTACGTCCATTGGCTTGGGCCAGTCTTCTACAGGAACATCTGCCATGAGCGCAGTGATTGGCATACGTGCCCACATCGCTCCACCGTGCACTGTGTCTTCTTCTTCACCCTCTGCAGCAATACCTGTAAATATAACCTGAAAGCTCAAACTACGGCAGGGCATCGTTGTGACTGCTACAGCCATAGCATGAAGGAACTCCCCATGATATTTTTCGTGATTGTGCGTGTACTCTCTACGCACCCAGCACTTAAAGTGCGGAATATTGCTTTGCAAATATGCCATTAAGATTTAACGAGCTTGTAACCTTTTTTCTTAGCAGCGGCACGAATCTGTGCAAGAGTCATCGTTTTAGCCTTACCGCCTTTACGCATACCCTTACTCTTCATGCGACCACCTGCAGCGTAACCTTTGCTTTTCATGGAACGACCACCTTTACGCATACCTTTGCTTTTCATAGTGCGACCACCGTTACGCATACCTTTGCTTTTTTTCTTCATTACCATTTTGGATATCTCCGTGTCAAGTTAACATTTCCATCTGCGACGGGCTTGTCTCAGACGACTATTTGGATTTTTGGCTGCTTTTGGAAACTTCTTCATTTGCCCAGCAGAACGTGCACAGTATGACTTGCGACGTGCAGCACGGGCTTTGCTACGAGGTTTGTCCTCAGTAACTGCTGTCTTCAGCTTGCTGCCCGGATTCTTACGGCGGTAGGCAGCTACGCCCGCCTTTGTCATGCCCGCACCCTTTTTGGTGGGACGGAAATTCTTCTTGTTGCGCTTGGGCATCTTGTCTTTTTTACGTGGTTTCTTTTCTGCCATACTTATCTCCAGCGAATCGGGGGAGCCCGAAGACCCCCCCTAGTTCACTTACGCGAACGATGCCGCAGTTTCGGCAGTGCCGAGTTCTGCGACGACAGCAAAGACACGTACTTTACCGTCGAACGTTGCTGTGTTAGCAATCAGATCGATGGTGTCAGCAGCGGTGTACAGTTTCGCTGTACCTGCAGCGTTGTTGATCTCGTGTCCGGTAGCAGTACCGTCCAGAGCAGCAACGTACAGGTCGTCATCAGCGTCATCACCCAAGTCAAGGACTGGAGAACCAGTACTTGCAACGGTGAGGACTTCAACACCAGCCATCAGAACCAGAGTGTTGGCTTTCATTTCGAAAACCTCAACTGAGTCTGAAGTAGTCAGGCTTGTGCTGGAGAAGTCAAGAACGACTTCCACGATTTGTGGCTTGATGCCGAGCGGAACGCCAGCAACAGCACCAGTTACAGTATATGTAGCCATAGTCTAGTCCTCCCTTAATCCAAGCTCACAACGCCACGAACGATGGCTTCAGGGCGAAGGACTTTGCGTCCAAACACGTGAAGACCACGAACGATGTCGCTGAAGGTTTCAGTTGAACGAACAACTTCGGTTTTCGCAATGTGCGAAGCCGTAGCAGTCGAGCTCATGTGACCGCCCAGAATAACATTTTCTGTGCCGTTTGTTGCCAGACCTGTCAGAGTTACTTGGTCTGTGCCGCCGCTTGAAACGAGGGCAGTAGACTTGTAGCACTGGAAGCCAGCGATGTTGCCCAACGATACAAGACCGTTACGCAGAGGTGAAGTTGCATCGCCCGTAACTTGGACTTCAGCAAACTTCGAACCTGCAGAAAACAGGTGCTTGTAAAAAGCTGGGGGAGCAACGAACCAACGGTTCTCTTCCGGAACAGACTGGTTGTCGAGGGCTTCAGCCATTTTCAACATCGTGTTTACAGCGGTGTCACCCGGAGATGAGGCACCACCGATGTCGAGGGCAGAAGCAAGAGTACCAATGCCAGAGACAGTAGATGTCGTAGCACCGGACTCGCCAGTCAGACCAGCGTCGGTTGCGATTTGATCCAAGACAACTGCGTCGTACTTACGCTTCAGCGAGTATGCACCCGAAGAAGTAGCAAGAGCTTCGAAGTTGACGTGGGATTGACGCTCTTCAATGTCGTCAATTTTGAACGCAAAAGCGTTTGCTTGGTCAACAACCATAGTAATTTGGTCGTCAGCCAAGTCTTGAGGGTTCACCACTGAGCCACGTGCGTAGCTAGAGACGGTGATGGTCGGTTCTTTAATGATCCGAACAGTGTCGCCAAAGTTTTCAATTTCACCAGCGTAATCGGTATTCGTAATATCTTCTGCAACCGAAGCACGACGGAAAAACTTGAGAACTTTCTGGCTAAAAATTTCCGGTGTAAAATTACCGGAAGGCAGGTTATTATGACCTGATGCACTATTGAAAGCCATCTTTCTATCCTTCCTATGTTAGATGGTTAAGCGTTATAGTCGATGCGCCCTTCTGCACGAGCCTTGTCGAGTTCTGCTTCGTTAGCTTCAAACTCGTGAGGTTTCATGCGGCCTATCTCGGAGGCTTTCCACATACGTTGCCCGCCATCACCATTGACGTTAACTTCTTTGGATTGACGTTTAGTGACAGAATCTGCAGCAGATGCAGGTGGTCTACCTCTCTTCTTCTTTGACAAACCAGTATCAGCCTTGTAAAGATCGATGACACGTGCTGCCATCTTTGCGTCGGTGTTATTCTTGTAAATAGCATCGCTCAAAGATGATGGTTGTTCGTCTAGCCACTCAAGAAACTTTTCGTCGTTACGGAGGTCATCAAAGTCCTCGTGATAACGCAGAAGCTCTTGATAGGCTTTCTGTACTTCCATGTCCTGTTCACGGGCACGTAGCTGTTCGACTTCACTACGAAGTTCTCCCAACTGACTGTCCGCTTTCAGGGCAGATACGGTCTCAACAATACCGTAGACATCCGGATACTCCTGTTTGAACTGCTCCAACTCGTCTAGGCTCTTGGGAGCTTTGAGTCGTGTGAGCGCATCCAGTTCAGGAGATGATTCTCCTTGTGCGGCGAGTTCGGCTTTCTCGTCCTTCCACTCAGATAGCTTTGCATCGTAGTGTCGTTTGAGATCGTCGTATCGCTTCTTGTAGTCTACGTCTTCTGATTTTTTGTCGGAGAAACCTTGTTCTTCGGGAGTAGCCTCCTCAGAGGGGTCCGCTTCTTGGGCTTCTACCTGTTCCTCGTCCTCGTCTTCCTTGTACACGTCGTCACGGTAAGAACCACGATAGAGGTTTGTATTGTTGATTGTTCCAAAGGAATCATTTGGTTTGTTGGCGCGGTGGCCTTTTGCTTTTGCCATGATACTTCTCCATTGCAGGGCCAATTAAGGGTAGCTGCTTCGGTTAGTGATATAGACAGGGCCGCTGGCGACGGGTAGCTGTCCTTACTTCTTAGGGACGAATCCCTGAGAATTCTTTTGTCCCTTTTCAGGGAGTGTTACTGTTTGAGTAATCGAGTCGTCAGTAACTTGAAATCTGCTGTCTTTTTTGTACAAGTTTTGCTTGTATGCTTCTTTCTCTTTCATCAAAGACCTGTACTGATCTTGAGGAATTCCAAAGTCTCCGTACTTTTCTATGTAGCTGTCCAGAGAAGACTCAACTTGCTTACGGGATAGTATCCCACCTTTTCTATCGTACGTTGGTATTTCGTATATTTTGTCACCTCTTAAAA